ACCCCGGCTCTCTGAGCCTAACTATTACTCTGGCTCAGGAGCACAACACAAATGGCAACATTAGACATTTTCAACAACGATGCGTTTAGTCTTTCCCGCTTGACGCAGGCCATCGTTGACATCCCCCGCGTACCAACGCAGATTGGTGACGAAGGCTTGTTTAGCGAGTACGGTATCAACACGCTGACCATGATGATTGAGCGTCAGGGTTCCAAGTTGCAACTGGTACCCACCGCGCCCCGTGGCGGCATCCCGCAGCCGGTGCATCTTACTGGCCGCAAGTTGCTGCCCATCGCCGCTGTGCACTTGCCCCAGACCGCATCTGTGCTGGCTGACGAAGGTGTGCGTGCGTTCGGTAGCGAAACCGAAGTGGAAGCAGTCATCAAAATCGTCACACGCAAGCTGGAAGTGATGAAGGCCAATCTTGACCTGACCAATGAGTACCACCGTATCGGTGCGCTTAAGGGGCAAGTTCTTGATGCCGACGGGTCTACGGTCTTGTGGGACATGTACAACCTGTTTGGATTCACCCAGGACACGGTTTTCTTCGATTTGAGCACAACCACCACCGACGTGAAACAGAAGTGCATCGACTTGAAGCGCAAGGTGCAAGTTGCATTGGGCGGTCGTGCTTTGCAGCGTGTTCGCGTTAAAGTGTCTGCCAGCTTTTTCGACAAGCTGGTGGCGCACACCACGGTCAAAAAGGCGTTTGACTTGTACCAACAAGGGCAGCACTATCGTACCGACCAGTCTGAGGGCGACTTTGAATACTGTGGTGTTGTGTTCCAGGTTTATCTGGGTGGCACCTCCGCTGGCGACTTCATTGCTACCGACTTGGGCTACGCATACCCGACAGGGGTGCCCAATATGTTCCAGACGGCGTATGCCCCTGCGAACTACATCGAGACTGTAAATACCAACGGGCTGCCGTACTACGTCAAGCAGGAGCGTATGAAGTTCGACCTGGGTATTGAAATGTTCTCGCAATCCAATCCGATCCACTTGAACACGCTGCCTGAAGCGGTTATCAAGGTGTCGGCTGCTGCGAGCTAAACCATGCTGCCCGCCTTCAGGCGTGCGGCGCAAGGCATCCTCAACCTTATGGGCGAGGATGCCTTTTTTAATGGTGCTACCACGCCGATCAAGATCAATATCGAGCAGGGGGTGCAGGTTGAAGGCTTCCAGAACGATACCGACCGCGACATCTTCATGCAACGGGATGTGGCCACGATCTCGTCTGAGGTGAACCCGAAGGCGGGAGATCGGTTCGTGCAGAACGGACGCACCTACCGGCTTGAGTACCGGGCGCATGACAGCGGTGTGCTGCAGCGCTTCGTCATCATGGACGTGACGACCTGATGACCGCCTCGCTCATCAAGATTGACGTTTCCAAAGTCGAGGGGCTTGGCGAGCGCCTGGGTAAGTTGACCGGGCAGGAGATCGTAGCGGCATCAGTAACGGCGCTCAACAGCGCCATGGAGTCGGCCTATGACCTTGCACGGCAGCGCATGGTGGCCTCGGTGAATCTCGATGACCCGTATATCCGCACCAAGATGGATGTGGTTCCAGCGACTTTGCAGAAGCCAAAAGCATCCGTCGTTGCGTTCGGGAATAAACCGTTTGTCACCCCGCTGTCTCGATACCCAAACCAACTGGTTCTGGCCCAACGCAAGACAACGGGCCACCAGTACAACAACAAAAAGCGACCCTATACAGGTGCCTTGAAGTTACCGGAGGGTATGCGTCAGAAGGCAGTACAGGTCGGCGTCAGTCGGCAGGGAGGAGGGGCAACGTTGCTTTACGCCTTCATGCAACCTCTGAAGGCCGGGGGTGTTTCTGGCGGCAACGGCTTCGGTATATTCGCCCGTGATAGGTCCGGCAAGAAGCTGCACAGGTACGGCCCTGCGGTGTACCAGATGTTCAAAACGCTACTCCCGACAATCGAAGGCGAAATCGGAGACGACCTGAGCGCCAAGTTGCTCGATGAGGTCGAAGCAGAAATTCAGAAGGCTCTCACATGACGACACCATTCACCAAAGCATCCGACATTGCGGTATACCTTGCTACGTTGTTGGCGGGCATCAATGTAACGGATGGGTTCAACACCGATATTGGCACAACCGTGTACCGTGGGCGGCGCATGGTGGACGATGACATGGTGCCGTGCAGCGTCATCATCGAGGGGGAGGACCGACCTGGGGATAACGTTGGGCGCGAGGAAATCAAAATCACGCAGAACTACGTCCTGGGTGGGTACGTCAGGTGCGACCCGGACCACCCGAATGACGCCGCTCATCTGGTCATCAAGGACATCAAAAAGGTGCTGTTCGGCCAAGGCCCCCGTTTGGGTGGACTGGTCCGTAGCATCAGTTACACCGGGCGCGACATCGGCCCCCGCGCAGACGGCGTGCCCATCGTTTTTGCGGTGGTTCACGTCTCAATCGAGTATGCGGAGTGCCTTGCCGACGCATAGCGAAATCATGCCGCAGGCTGTAGTAACCTGAAAAGAATTACACTATGCGCTTGTAAAGTTTCTGACAGTGCCGTTGAACGCGGCATACCACCACTCAAGGAGTATTCCAAATGGCTGCACGCGGTTTTCTAGGCGCTGGCGATGTGTATATTGAACGTATTGTTGCCGGTGTCGCGCAGGGCTTGAAAGGCCCGTTTTACGCTGACAAATTCCAGATCAAGCCCAACGTTGACATCAAGGAACTGGTGTCGAAGGGTCGCAACGACTACGGCCAAACTCTCGAATCCGTGGCCCTGCAAAAGCCTGCTGACTTCACGCTGGAGCTGAAGGAAGTGAACAAGGAGTCGATGGCCCTGGCGCTGTTGGGCACGCAAGCCGCTGTGTCGCAAGGCTCCGGCACCTTGACCGATCATGAAGTAACCACGAAGGCCGACTGCTGGGTTTCTGTCAGCAAGGAAGCCCTTGGTTCGACCATCACGGTCAAGGATTCGGCCACAGGTCTTATCACCTATGTCGAAGGCACTGACTACGTTCTGAATCGCGTGTTGGGCCTCATCAAAGCCCTGAGCACCGGCGCGATTGCTGCCGATCAACACGTTGACGTTTCTGGCACCTACAGCGCAACCAGCGGCACCGTTATCAACGGCGCCACCAGCGCTGACGTGCGTGCCCGATTCATGTTTGACGGCATCAACCAGGCCGACGGCTTGCCGTGTATCGTCGAGGTGTACGAAGGCGTTATCGCTGCCAACAGCGCATTCGACTTCCTGGCCAACGACTTCGCAAACGTCAGCTTGCCGGGCAAGATGAAAACGCCAACTGGCAAGGCCCAGCCGTTCACCGTCACGCTGCGCACTGCGTAATCTTCGGCTAAGGCGCGCCCGCAGCCACAGACCCGCCACGCCTATGAAGCATGGCGGGTTTTCTTTTTTCTGCATAGGTAGCGCAGTATGGCAACAGGCTCCAGTTCACGTGACGTAACCCTCACCCTTGCGGTCGATACCCTTGGGGAAGAAGGCATCAAGCAACTCCAGACGGCGATCAATGCGCTGGCGAAGGAGGGCGGGCTGGCTGGCCCTGAGTTCAAGCAGCTTGCGGATCAAATCTCCCGCCTGGGCGACCAGAACGCAGCGGTTCAGACGATCAAGAAGTTGGCCGACGAAACCGACCAACTGAAAGCAGCGCAGGCGGACGCAGCGCAGAAAACATCGGACCTTGGCCAGCGGCTCGACGCACTGAAGCAATCATCTGCTGCTGCTGCGGAAAAGCAGCATGCTACCAAGGACGCGGTGGTCGCGGCGAAGCAGGCGCTGGAAACTTACTCCGGTGAGATAACGAAGCTGCGTGCTGAGTACGATGCTGCCGGTAAAAAGACCGACGAGTACCAGGCCAAATTCAGGGAGTTGATCGACAAGCAGACCCAAGGGCGTGCCAGGCTTGTCGAGTTACGCGAGGAACAGAAGGCCACCACCGCTGAGTACAACACAGCGCAGTCGGCGGTTGACAAGCTGGCGAAGGAATACGACAAGTCGGCCCAGTACGTCGAGCGTCTGACCAAGGCTGCGAACGAGAACAGCACGGCACTGAACGCCGCCGCCGAGCAAGCGCAGAAACTCGGAGTCAGCACCGAGAACGTCACGGCATCTGAGGCCGAACTGATCGCCATCTTCAACCGTGGCGTGACAGCCATAGACGCTCGCAAGGCGGCTATCGCTGAGATGGCCGAATCGGATCGCCTGCTTGCGATCCAACAGCAAGCCCAGATCGACATGCTCAAGAGGGGGGAGCAGGCCCTCCAGGCCGAGGTGTTAGCCCTGCGAGATGCTGAGCGGTCGAACCAGGAGTATGCGGTTGCGAAAGCCAAAGCCACAGCAGATGCGGAGGCATGGCAGCGGGAAGCGTTCGCTATCGTTGAGGCCAAGGAAGCGGCTCAGAAACTGGCACACGAAACAGAAGTTTTGACCGCCGCCCAGCGGGAGCTGGCCCAGCAGAAAGCATTTGAGCAGTTGGCGAACGAAGCCAAGAAAATGGCAGACGCTGCCGAGTACGTTCGATTCTGGGAAACAGAGCTTGCGAAAGCCGAGCAACAGGTTCGGCAAACCGCTGACGCTACAACAGCCGCTGGTGCCAAGATTCAGGATGCTTTTAAGACGGTCGGCGTTCGGTCAGCCCAGGAGTTGAAGGATGAGATCGCCAAGACCAAGGCGGCGATGGACACGCTGGCCGCTGAGAGCACGGCAACGGGCAACACACTCAAGGGCGCGTTCGATGCAGGTAACGCCAAGATAAACGCCTTGGAGCGCGACCTGCGTGAGTTGAACGGCACCATGACCCTTGGTGACAAGACTGCCAAGTTGTTTGCAGGCTCCTTGGGTCAGATCGCGGCAGGCAATCTGGTTGCTGATGGCGTCGGCTATCTGGTCCAGAAGGTCAAGGACTTGGGTGCCGAGTTTGTTCAAGCGGTGATCGAGGGTGACAAGCTCCGACGCGGTTTGAATGCGATCTACGGGTCCACGGAACTGGCCACCAAGCAGATGGATTTCCTGCGGCAGACGGCAATGGAGTCTGGTGTGTCGATGGGCGGGCTGACCGGCGAGTTCGTCAAGTTTGCTGCGTCCATGAAGTCAGCCAACATCCCGCTGGATCAGTCGAACGAGTTGTTCAAGGCTGTCCTCTTGGCCTGAGCGCCGACGAGACGAGCGGGGCGCTTAATGCGCTGGCGCAGATGGCCAGCAAAGGTGTCGTGTCGATGGAAGAACTGCGCCAGCAGTTGGGCGACCGGCTGCCCGGTGCCATGGGTCTTGTCGCGCAAGGTCTGGGCATCACAGAAGCGCAACTTAACAAGTTGGTGGAGAGCGGCAACTTGGCAGCGAGGGACTTGTTCCCGGCGTTGGCGCAAGCCTTGAACAAGCTCCAGGGTGAAACGGATGGCGTGTCGAACGCATGGGAGCGATTCAAGGGGCTGATGACGCTGACCGCGCAGACAGCCGGTGATGCAGGCTGGGTGCAATTGCTGACTGGGGCCATCAAGATTCTAGGCGGGGTCGTTGGTACCGTGGGTATAACGCTCATGGGCTTCTATGAAGCCTTGCAGTTGACCGTCAAAGGCGCCGCCGCTCTTTTTGGCATATTGAGTGGGGATAGCGCCGCGACCGCATGGGAGTTTCTGAAGAAGGAAACCGACGAGTCGGCAACCCGTTTGGGGAAACTGAAGGACGCTTATGGGCAGATGCTTGCGCCACAAGAGCAAGCTAACCAAGGCAACCTTGCGACAGGTACAAGCAGCGCGGCGGCGTCTGCTGCGGTACAGAAACTTGACACCGCTGTTCGGGGAGTGGCCGCAGGATATGACTTGTCGGCTGTTGCAGCAACGTTGGCAGGAGATGCAACGCTGCAAGGTGCTGACAAAATTGTGCCGTACAACACTAGGGCTGCAGAGCTGATAAAGACCCAGCAGATCGCCACGGAGGGGTACCAGCGTCAAACTAAAGCAGCCGAGGATGAGGGTAAGCAGCTTGTCACCTTGGCGCAACTCACAGGGGATGCATCGCTTATCTCCCGTGCAAACGCGCAGGCTTCCCAACTCCAAGCAGACGCACTCGAAAAGGTGGCGGCCAGTCAAAAGGCCGAAGTTGATCTGATGATTGTTCAGCTTGAGCACTTGAAAGATGTTGCAGAAAAGAGGGGTGCCACCAAGGAACAAATTGACGCCGAAACCAAGGCGTATGTTGACAAGTTGGCCAAGGCCCAGCCTGAGCTTGAGCAGATGATTGCTGCTGCTGCTGCGGCAAAAGATGAGGCGTTTGCACGTTCTGTGCAGACGCTGAAACTGCAAGACCACTCCAAGGAGATCGAAGGGTACAGCCTGTTGATCGGGTCTTTGAGAGGCACCGAGGCAGAACTGATCGCATTGCAAAAAGAGGGATTCAACGTCAATGACGAGCTGAAAAGCGTTCGTAAGGAATTGGGTAAAGCGACCGCACTGTACAACGACGGGCTGAAAGACGTTATCCGAAACAGCGAGGTTGACATCAGGCAGACCGCTGCAAGCACGGCGGCGAAAGACGCACAGGCCGGTGCCCGCATCAAACACCTGGAGGTTCTGCTATCTGAGGCAAAACAGCAAGGTCTAGTCAACGACGTTACCAAACTCGAAAATCAGATCAAGACCGAGAACATCAAGATTCTCGAAAGCCGCAAGTTGCTCATC